TTCATATACTTGATCGTTAGTAAATTCACCAGCAATATTAGAAGAAATATTTGCTTGTAAAGTAAATAAACTTTCAGAAGCTAGACTTGAAATACCTGTAGATATAGTTAAATCTCCATTAATTATTTGCCCGGCTGTATCATTATTGTTGAAATCAATTCCAGGCTCGAAGCTATAATCAAGACGTTTTGCTTTTATTAAAAATACGTAATGACCTTGCAGATTATTTATTTGAGATATATCTTGATCTAATTTTTCTGTAATTTCAAAGAATTTAGCTTGTCTATTATTTGGTCTATCATCTCCATATTCAGATAATTCAAAAACATCACCTGCTTTTGGTTCTACTATAGGACCAAATTGAGTGTATCTGTCGTAAACGTCACTTAAAGTTTCAAATTCTGTTCTAAATGAAGATATATGAACATATGCTGTAACTTCATCATCACTTTCAAATCCAAACTTAGATAGAGCAATTGCATTTTCATTTAAGGTAATCGCTAAAACTATCTTACGTGGTGGGGCAAATGTTTTGGTAGGTTGTTCCCCGTAGAAATTATCCGCACTTAATGTATTGTACGTATTTACATAATACTCAACCTTAATTCCAAATTGATTTATTTGTTCTCTCCACCAATTAGAAAATAATACACGTTCACTAGATTGTATAGCTTTATCGGTAAACCTATAACATGTTTCATCGGTTTGAACTAAACCAGGGTATTCATTACTATAATTTGGTTGAATCATTTTCTATTACAAATTTATTTAATTGATCATCGAAATATAGTTTAATACCAGTACTACCTAATTTTTTTACCTCTCCCTTATAGGGTATAACATTGTATGTACATCTTATATACTCTAGAGTTTTGGTGTCACATATTTGTTTACCCATTTTTTTCCTAATTAATTCAATTTTAGAATTTTTTGTAGGATCCGTCTTTACATAATCAGGTACAATATTTTGATGTTTTCTCGAATATCTAGGATCTCCTGCCCCGGGGATTGCTCTCCGATGTCTATGATTGGTAAAAAAGGTGGAAAATGAGTCCATAATTATATTTAAGCAAAAAAAAGCGCAACCAATTGGTTACGCCTTTTTAAAATAATCTATCTTTTATCCAACTATATCGCCGACTTTAAGACTACCGACTTTATTGTTTTTACCTTGTAGGTGTGCTTTCTTATCACCTAATGCCTTTGGCTCAGCTTCAACATACTTCTTAGTTGAATCAGATGCTTTACCACCTTTTGGCTTTACTGAACCGACTTTATTATTACCGGTACTTGTTAAACCTGTTTCTTTTGCATTAACTAACGAATGACCAAGATCTTCTGCATCGATTGCTTCTTCAAGCTCATCCTCTTCTTCAGATTCATCTTCATCTTCTTCCATTTCTTCATAATCTTCAACTTCAGCATCGTCATCGTCATCATGACCACAAGCTGCTTTCAATATATCGCAAAGCTTTTCAGCCATCTCACGATCAAGGGTAACTGTTACGTCACCTCCATCTGTTTCTTCGACTTCAGTATCAATACCGAGTGCGTCTAATTCTTGTGTTTCGTTATCGCCAGAGTGCATTTCTTCACCCATAACATTTTCAAATAGTTTATCAAAAGTAGATTTCATGTAATTATTTATACTCTCTTTTACCTTTTTCTCTATTTTTTTATCTTTTTTAGTATATTTTTCTGAAGAAAAATTAGCGCTATTATAGAGTTCATCTCCATTTTTGGCATTTTTAGGGTCAATTGGGTGTTTTAAACCTTCAATTTCATATTCTGGTTCAGTAGTACCAGGACTTTTTGAATGTTGTATTGTTTTTGCTTTATCGTCATTGGCATTAACTGCACCTGGGCCAGGTTTAGTACCCATTTTTTTAATACCACCTTCGATAGGTCTATCTTTTGCGCCTTCGTTGATAATATTATTATTATATGTATTCCAAATTTCGGTTAGAGTATTTACTCGAGTCATTTAAATATTTATAGCGAGATGATTAAAAATAAACAAAATTATATGAATAACCCGAATCTACCTACAGTTGGGGCAGAATTTGAGTATACGCCTGAGATGGTTAAAGATTTAAAAAAGTGTCAGAAAAACATTCTACACTTTGCGGAGAAGTTCTTTTATATTATATCTTTAGACGAAGGTAAGAAAACAATAGACCTACATTATTGTCAAAAAAGAGTATTACGTAGTTTAAGAGACAATAGATTTGTAGCCTGTTTAGCTTCTAGACAAACAGGTAAAACTACTATGATGACAATATATGCATTATGGATTGCATGCTTTAATAATGATCAACGTATTCTTATAGTAGCTAATAAAGAAGGAACGGCTCTAGAAATAATGAGTAGAATACGTCTAGCATATGAAGAATTACCTAATTGGTTAAAACCTGGGGTTAAAGAATATGGTAAAACATCTATATTATTAGCCAACGGTACAAAAATAGGTATATCTACCACGACTGGTACTGCTGCTCGTGGTCAATCAGTTAACTGTTTAATTCTCGATGAGCTTGCTTTTATTGAACCGCATTTAGTAGAAGATTTCTGGAAATCGGTATACCCGATTGTTTCGTCTTCTAAAAAATCTAAAATTTTTATTGCATCAACAGCAAATGGTACTGATAATCTTTTTTATAAACTATATACCGGTGCTGAAAATAATGAAAATGATTGGGCTAGCGATAAAATTTTATGGAATGAGGTACCTGGTAGAGATGATAAATGGAAGCAACAAACTGTAAACAGTATTGGTAGTAAAGAAGCATTTGAACAGGAATTTAATTGTGAATTTATTTCGTCTGGTGAAAGTTCAGTTAATAATGAACTATTTGAAAAGTTAAATAGTAAAACTGTTGAACCAAAATTTGTATTTGACGATGGTAAATATCTTTTATGGGATGAACCTACAGAAAATGGTATATATATAGCAAGCGTCGATACAGCTGAAGGGTTAGGTAAGGATGCATCAGTAGTTCAAATATTAGATTATACCGATTTAACCTGCATTAAACAAGTAGCAGTATATCATAACAATGAGATATCACCATATAACTTTACTGAAAAAGTCTATGAAATATTACAGCACTGGGGTAACCCATTAGTTTGTGTTGAAAGAAATAATAGCGGGGGCCAGGTAGTTGATATACTTAAAAATACTCACGATTATGAAAATATTGTATCTTGGGGAGGATCGTTAGCTAATAAGAAAAAACAACAATTAGGAATAATCTCTCATACAAATACAAAATATAAAGCAGTTACTAATATGCGTTATTGGGTCAACGAACTCGAATCGGTACAGATAAATGACAAAAGAACAGTTAAAGAGTTAAGAAACTATGTAAAAGCAGCAAACGGTACATGGAATGCAAAGAAGGGGTATCACGATGATTTAGTCACCTCTCTGATGTGGAACCTTATTATACTTGATAATGATATAGTTGAAACATATTTTGATGTAGTTAAAAAAGATACAAATAATAGACCTTTAGAGCTGCAACAAATGGATTTTGGTATTAAATATTTTATGGACCCGACTTCTTTATATACCAATGAAAAGGAAGGTCACCAAAATACATTACCAATTATTATAGGCAACGCTTCTAATACCAATAGTGAAATAGATCAATTACAAATGCAAGGCTTTAAAGTATGGCAACAATAAATCAATCCCAATTCAATAAAAGTAGATTAGATAAGTTTTTACTTGTTTTTAATTTACCCCCGGTATTAAAAGATATAAGTAAACAATATCTTGGAGCAAGAGAAAATACAGTAGTTATTGAAGATAGCTTACAATTTTCAGTTTATGGTTCAGTTGTACCGTCGATAAAAGTACCAGAAGAAAATCTTGGATATGCTGGTCAATCATTTAAAATTTCAAAGCATTCGAGACCTCCTTATGAAAATGTTAAAGTAAATTTTACAATTGATAATGAATTTAATAATTATTGGGTAATTTATAAATGGTTAGATCTGTTAAATGATGAAAAAACCTCTCAATTCAACGGGAAAGGTATTTTAAAAACTGCCAATGTATCTACAAAAGAAAAAAATCAAAATAAAACGTCCACTTCTCCCGATTTATACCAAACTGACATAACTTTATATGCGTTAGATGAATTTGATAAAAATAAAGTTAAATTTGTATACACTAATGCATTTCCTGTTGATTTAGGTGGTATTAATTTTAACTACCGGGAGTCTGGTGAAATAGAAACTACTTTTGAATTCGCATTCTCTCAGTTATTAGTCGAATTGGTATAATTCTTTATCCGGGATGCTATAAATAATAGTATATGGCACGTACAATACAATCTCCCGGTGTAGAAATAAGAGAAATCGATCAATCTATTAGACCAGTAATACCAGCAGGTACAAACGTACTGATAACAGGCTTTGCTGATAGAGGACCTACTGATGAAGTTATCCAGGTAACATCACAGAGTGAATTCATTGACATCTACGGTACCCCTACAGTTCCTGCTGAATTATACCTATCGAGTACCGCTAGAGCGTTATTTAATAGTCCAGCAAATATTTTCGTTTATAGAATGCCTTACGGTGATAATAAAGGTGTCGGCTTTGGTAATAATTACAGTGTTTTAGCATACCCTGCATCTGCAATTTCAATTGATGCAGAACAAGCAGCAGTTACCTGTTTAAGCGGGTTTTCAAATACAGGTGCAAGTTCTTCAGTACGTACCGTTGTAATTGGTGAACCAGAACACTTTACAATATCACAACAACAATATTTCGATATTCAACAGAGAAATGGATTTTCTTGGCAGGATGAAACTTCAGCGTCTTTTGGTACATTAGCAGATTTAGGTAAAGCAG